ATTTAGATCGCGAACCTCATATGAGCGCATGTGACAACCTGTTTGTAAAGCTTTACATTGCTTGACAGGTATGTAATAATAGGGGGCATGAAGTATGAAATGTCTATATATAGTATGCCTCCAGGAGCCTCTATATGTAGTATGTCAGTTGCAGGATCCTCCAGCCGGGACAAGCAAATCATCCATCAGGCTGTCCTTTCGTTATTTCTCAGCCCTTTAAATCAGGCTGGCTCCTCCGCGGAGTCCATGGAGTATGGAGATATTCAAGGCAGATCCAGGCAGGTGGGGCCATGGAGTTAGTCTCCAGATCTAAAGTGGCCAAGCGCGCCGGTGTCACAAGGCAGGCTGTTGGAGCCGCTGTTGTGGCTGGCAACCTCCGTCTGGTTGGAGAGGGGAGGACTGCCAAGATTGATCTCCATGACAAGCTGACTCAGGAGTACATCCTTGATCAGAATGCTCAGCGCAAACCGTCTGACCAGGGAAAGATCCAGGCTGATGAGATCAAGACTGCCGGCTCGAGCCAGGGCAAGAGAGAGGCCTTGCCTCCACAAGGGCCAAGCACTTTGCCGGATCTCCAGACCGCAACGGATGAGCAGATGAGGGCCTTGACCAGACACGATATTGACAGGTATATCCTCCTTGAAAAACTGACAGCCCAGCAGTTAAAAAATAAACAGGATAGGAATTTGTTAATATCCAGAAAAATTGTGAGGGAGGCTTTTGGGAAATTATATCAGGTTGACAATACTCAACTCAAAACATTGTCAACCAGGCTCTCTCCGGAGATCGCCTCTGTGACAAAAGTGGATGCGCCTGAGACCATTCTCAAGATTGAGGAGTTGATAGAAAATGAAGTGTTTAGAACATTGAAGCATATTAAATTAATATTAAATAAAACTTATAAGCAAATGGAACTCAGCCCTCTTGCTGACTGATCAAGGATTCCTGATAGAGCAAAATGAGTCCAAGCCTGTGGATCCTCCGCAGGAAAAGATATCAGAATATATTGAGGGCAAGAGGCTCCTCCCTCCAGGCACACCTTTTGCAGGCCCCTGGCAAAATTCGAGGACTCCTTATTCAGTTGAGCTCATGGATAATATGAGTCCGTTTTCCCCTGTTCAATATCAGTCCATAATGAAAGCTGCCCAGCTTGGAATAACAGCCGCAATTGAATGCATAATTGCATATTGGATGGATGAGAATCCCACAGAGATCATGTATGTCAGTGCCAATGAGGGGCTATTGATAAAATGGTCAGAGAAAAGACTTGAGGCCTTGATTGATTCCTGTGGATTCAGGCATAAAATATTTGCCCAGACGGAAAATAAAAGATCCAGGAGGACCGGAGACAAGATGTTTTCCAAGCATTTCCTTGGAGGCGCTCTTGATATGGTGACTGCCCGGTCCGGAGCCGGCCTCAGATCCGAGACAAAAAGACTGGCCATTGTTGATGAGGCAGATGGAGCGCCAAAGATATTGCCCGGAGATGATGGGCCATATCTGGACAGTATTCATGCAAGGACAAATGCCTGGGGCCATAAAAGAAAAGTCACTGAGAATTCCACTCCTACAACATTTGAGGGGTTGATCCATGAGCGTTTTTTATTGGGAGACCAGCGGATATTTGCTGTCCCTTGTCCGCTTTGCGGAGAGCTGCAGCCTTTGGAATTTGACAAAATCCATCCGGACACAGAGGGTGGACTCTTGCATAATGTTTATTATCTCTGTATAAAATGCAATGATGCAATATTCAATCATAATAAAACCTCAATGCTTAATGGGGGATTCTGGGATCCGCAAGCCACAGCCACAATGAAACATCATAGATCATATCAGATGGGTGCTCAATATTCTCCAGTGGGGATGTTTTCATGGATGGAATTGTATCAGAAATATTTAGAGGCAAAAGAGAAACCGGATGGCATGAAAAGTTTTACAAATTTATATCTGGGCCTGCCTTACAAGGAGACTGGAGCGCGGCCTGATCTGGAAAAGACGCTCAAGCTTGTTGGCGCTTATGATGAGAAAACTATACCTGATGGAGTCCTCTGGCTCACAATGGCTGTTGATGTGCAACGTGGATCAGAAACTGATGTCCATAATCCGGCGCGTCTCGAGCTGGAGATTCTTGGCATGGGGGCCGGTTACAGATCATGGTCCATTTTATACAAGGTATTTGAGGGCGCTGTTGATGATCCTTTCTCCGGAGCCTGGGAGGATCTTGCTGACTGGCTGGAGCAAGGAGGCGCTATCTATGAGCGGAGTGATGGAATGGAATTTGTTGTCCAGATCGGATTTGTTGACTCAGGGGATGGAGAGAATTATGATGCTGTTTTCAGATGGTGTGGACGGTTTGATAATATCTTCCCATGCAAAGGCTTTGGCGCTATAGCGAAAAGGAAAGGGGAGAAAGGTGATGAGGTTGGGATCCATAACTTTAAACGCTATAGAGCCCAGACAACAACCAGATCCGGAGGTGCGCTTTTCTATGAGGTTTCAACCAACTATTACAAGGGCCATATTTATAATAATTTAAAGATCGAGAGAGAGGGGGATCCTACAAAAAAGCAGAGGCCAGGATTCTGTGATTTCCCCAGGCTCCGTGGACCCAGATATTTTGAGATGTTGACAGCTGAGGAGCGAAGAAAGGACGGCAGTTTCTACCACGGAGGCCGGCGCAATGAGGCGCTTGACATCAGAGTCTATGGCATCTGTGCCTCAGATGTCTGGCTGGATGCCAAGGTCCTTGAGGCCAAGGCCACAGCCAAGTCCAATGGAGCAACCCCTGCCCAGGTCCAGATGATCAACCACAAGGCCGTCATTGAGAGAATAGAGCTCAACACAGCCCGGAGCATTACAAATGATTAAGCCCTTTCCTGCCTGATATTCTTCATATGGGATATCCCCCTAATACATAACAAATCATTAATATCAAATAATATTTCCGGCCTCCGTTTTCCGCTTGACATTTCTATTATATTATGAGTATAATATAAACAAGATGAGGGACAGGGATAACATAAACCAGGAGGGAACTAAATGAAAACAGCATATGCGATACACCCGGCCCTTAAGAATGCCAAAGGAGAGTATATACCCATCATTGTGAAGGAAGGACAGACAGGTTATTATCTCACTGATTGGGCATGGGGCAAAGATCTTGATGAGGCAGAGAAAATAGCAAGGGCCAAGAATAGAGCCATGGGCATATCTGATGCATTGACCCAGCGTTTAATCCTTGCTTCTATGAGAGAGAGTCTCTAATGGCAAAGCTAACCATTCTGAGTTTTGGGGGAGGGCAGGACAGCACTGCCCTCCTATACAAATATATCTATGATGCAGACTTCCGCGCCAAGTATGCTCCGGAGGACTTCCTTGTGATCATGTCTGACACTGGAGATGAGCATGGCTCCACATATAAGCATGTGCATTTCACTGAGCAGCTCTGCAAGGAGCACTCTATCCGTTTGGTATTCATTACTGAGGACATGGGATATCATGGATCCTGGGGCAACCTGAGATCCTTCATGAGGAGGACCAATACAATATTCTCCAAGGCTTTTCCAAAGACATGCACTGACAAGCTCAAGCTCAGGCCCATTTATAATTACCTTGAAGATCATATCAAGCGGACATATTACTATGGCCCAGATATTCCCTCAAGTCCAAAGATGGCTTACAAGGAATTTGCAGCTACTCATGGAAAGATTGATGTCATGATTGGCATAGCTAAGGGAGAGGAAAAGCGCCTGCCGGATCCAGCCAAAGCAGACAAGCTCCCGAAGTGGCAGCAGGCCTCCATCAACAAAGTGTATCCTCTGATTGATCTGGGCTTGGACCGGCAGGGCTGTCAGGATTATATCCGCTCTGTGGGCCATGCAGTGCCATCTCCGAGCAATTGTGTACTCTGCCCATGGCTCAATGAGACTGAGCTTGTTTATCTCTATAAATTCCACAGGACGGATTATGAGGAGTGGGTACAGCTCGAGCAAAACAAGCTGGATGCCAATGCTCATATGGGAGATAAAAACCTTGGAGTCTGGGGATCCAGAAAGACCCTCCCTCAGAAACTTGAGGAGGCCCTTGAGAAACACGGCCACATGACTGATGAGGCCCTGCAGGAATATAAAATGAGCCATGGCCATTGTGTGGCCAGTAAGTATTAAAGGAGGATCAGATGGCACTGACAGCTGAAAAAAGAGCAGAGCTAGATAATGGGATCTTTGATGATTGGTCTGAGGCATTTGCTGTCTGCAGAGAGGGTAACACCCCTTTAATTGTCAGGGAGATCAAAGAGACAGGCCAGAAAGGCAAATGGAAAATATTTCCCTCTGGCCATTGCAAGCGCTGGCAGAATGGTATCTGGATAAAGGATCTGGGATAGGAGGGATGAGATAATGTTTACGAGAAAATATACAGATGAGATTTATGAGAAATATTGGGAGCCAGGGTTTGAATGGATGAGCGAAGAAGGATTTTATAAAGCTGTCCATGTTATAGCCAAAGACCTTGAAGAAGCAGGCAAGGAAGCAAGCAATTGTTATCTGGAAGAAGTAGCTAGAAATATAGTGCTTGCAAAAACTCTCAAAGAGGCTGAGGGCCTGTTACGCTCATATCTTGCTCAGACACAAAAGCCCATTCCTGATGATATAGATGTGCTTGTAAAGCATTTGAGGGAAGATGTTATAATATTTCTCAACAAGCAAGAGGGAGGCTCGATATGAGAGACGGCATAAACATTTTCATTTGTATTTTAATCATCATAGGATGTCTATTTCTTCTAGCCGGTTGCGGCTCAGGGGATAGTGTTCCCCCCCAGGGTAACGGATCTGGAGAGGATCCTCCTCCCATGGCTATCAACAGCATTGCTTTGACTTGCCTGGATGTGGACAATGACCGGACCTGTGAGGCTCAGCTCGAGGCCTCCGGCATATTCAACTCCGGCGCTGTCAAGATCTCAGGCTCCCCCATGCCTGCAGACTATCTCAACTTAGAAATGAAAAGCACGCTGGAGGCCAGGGCCTCAGTATTCCTTTATTCAATGATATCCATCTCAGGATGCGGAGACCAGCCCCTGGCCTTTGACGCTGTGAACATAGAGCCTGGAGAGACCGTCTCATATTCGGAGGCCCTCTGGGGTTTCCGTTGTGGATCCCCTGACTTTAATGAGCTTGTCATGACCATCTATAATGCAGCGCATTTCAACCCCTGGGATTATCCCTCTGCATATGTATATCCCAGAGACCAGGCTATTGCAAATGCCGTTGTCAGATGGCAGAATACAGGATCCGGAGGATGATATGGATCAGATAGATATACAAGAAATGAAAAATGTTATTGATGGACTACTGGATCTGGCTGTCCCTCACGCCAAAGCCATCAGGGCATATTTTAATGCATTGATTGATCAGGGATTTAATGAGGATCAAGCTCTCAGGATCGTGATGAGACATGGAGTGATCCCTCCCTATGGCAACGCACCTGAGATAAAAGGAGGATGAGCATTATAAAAGAAGATGCTCCAGAGAATCTGACACATAAGGAACTTGTAAAGGCCACAGCGCGTTGGCTTGAGAATAATTATAGATCCCCTCTGAAATGTTCCATTGTCATTGCTGAATTGAAAACCGCAAACAGTGAGACTCCGGATGTGATTGGATTCAGGTATGGCAATTCAATTCTTGTTGAGTGCAAAGTTTCCCGCGCGGATTTTCTGTCTGATAAGAAAAAGCATTTCAGGCAAGAGCCATCACAAGGCATGGGAGACAAGAGATATTACATAGCTCCTAAAGGTAAGATCAAACCTCATGAGCTCCCTGACAAATGGGGCCTCTTTGAAATATATGACAGTGGTATTATTAAGATGATCAAAGAGGCTGAGTTATTTGATGAGGTTGATAAACATTCAGAGATAATAGTCTTGGCATCTGTAATCAGGAGACTTGAAATATCAACAGCCGTATTTGTGCGGCCAGAGGAGCTAGATAATGGGAGTTAGATCTATAGTGATGGACCGGGAGGCACTGTCAAAGCCATGTGAGGAAGTTGGGCATATTAATGATGTGCAGGCTGTGATAAAAAATCTGATTGACACAGCGCGCTCTCAGCCCACTTGCGCCGGCCTTGCCGCCAACCAGATAGGATACAAGGCCAGAGTTTTTGTTGTGAAGATCCGCGGCAAGTTCCTGCATTTTGTAAATCCCTCATTCTTTCCCACAGGACCGGCCATGGTATCCTTTAAGGAGAGCTGCCTGAGCTTTCCAGGCCAGATCACAGAGACAAAGCGCCATGCTCAGATAGCTGCCTATGGAAATAAAAAAGGCAAGAAACTAATCCTCTCAGGCATTGAGGCAATTGCCTTTCAACATGAGCTTGATCATCTGGATGGTATCTGTATTTAATTCAATAATTCCAGCATCTTAATTAATAAGTAGACTTTTTACTATATTTAATTTATAATCTATCCATATGATTTGCTTAACAGCGGAAGAAAGAGCGGAGATACAAGCCCAGATAGTTATCCTGGAGGCGCGCCTGACAGCCCTCAATGCCGCATACCTCTCAGGATCCGTGGAGGTCAAGATGTATTCCCTTGATACTAATGAGGGAAAGCAAACCACAACATTCAGATCCTTGAAGGAATTGCAAGAGGCTGTTGAGTCAACCGAATCCAGACTGAATTCCTTGAGGCGCAAACTCAGGGGCCAGGGTAATACCAACATGAGGCTCCAGAGACATGGACCATTCAGGAGATGTTGTTGATGGACGGCTCCAGTCTCTGGTCCAGATTTAAAGGCGCTTTAAATATCGGTTCCACTCCCTCTCCAGTTCCCCCCTCCGATGGCAACCAGGACAGCGCTCCGGGAGCCTATCATGGAGCAGGAGGCTCAGGGGGAGAGCTGATGTTTGGCCATCTCTCCGATGGCTCCAAATTTATTTCAGGCCTTTCCGGATCCGGCAGGAGTATAACCCTGTCTCATCACATGCTGAGACAGAATGCAAGGCAGGCCTTTCATGAGAACGTCCAGGCCAGAGCGATTGTTGAGAGGCAGTCTGATTCAGTTGCCGGCACAGGTCTCCGGCTCGAGGCAACTCCCAAAGCTGACCTCCTTGGAATAACCAGAGAGGATGCTGAGATCTGGGCCAGAAATGTTGAGGCGCGCTTTGACAGCTTTGCCATGAGCAAGAAACAGCACAGGGCAGAGCTCATGAATCTCTATCAGGCCCAGAGACTTTTTCAGATCATGCAGCACAGGGACAATGATGAGTTTATCCGTCTCTATTATGAAAAGGATCCCTCCCTCCTCAGCCCTCTGCTATTCAGTTTTATTGATACCAACCAGATCAGAGGCTATGGCTTCACAAGTACATATGGACCTCTGGGCCTTGTTGATGGGATCGAGCGTGATGAGAGGGGCAGGGAGGTTGCATATAAGGTATGGAAGCGGCTCCCCAATGGGAGATTTGAGGACATCACTATCCCAGCCCGGAGCAAAGACGGCAAGCGAATTTTCATGCTCCATGGATTCACTGCCGAATATGCCGGCCAGGGCAGAGGATATTCAAGGCTTGCCCATGCCCTGCAGGAATTCCAGAACCTCACGGACTTTTCCCTTGCATCAATAATAAAAGCCATCAACCAATCAAACATTGTGGCCAAGGTTATGCCCTCCAAGACAGAGGATGCTGTGGATCCTCTTGGGGGAGTTAATGCCGCCGTTGGAGTCAGGTCAGCCTCAAGTGTTATGGGCTCCAACCCATGCCCGGATCCCGGAGCCGAGGGAGTGACAGCGGCATCCCTACAGCCGATAACCCAGACGCTTGAGGCCAGGGAGCATATCCCAGGGAGCACGGTTGTCACGACTCTCCCCAAAGGCATGGATATGGAGCTGATGGCAACAACCTCTCCCGGAGATAAGTTTGACACGTTTGTTGATTCCTTCACATCTTATCTGACGGCCTCCACAGGGATGCCTCTTGAGGTCATGCTCATGAGGTTCGGTCAGAATTTCTCTGCCTCCAGGGCCTCTCTCCTGCTGTTCTGGAGGATAGTCCAGATATGGCGTGATGAGATGGCCGCGGAGTTCCTTAATCCCGTTTATGAGATGTGGCTGTCTGAGGAGATCGCTGCCGGCAGAATAAGCGCTCCGGGCTGGAATGATCCCAGACTTAAAGCTGCCTGGTTATCCAACCAGTGGATTGGGGATCCTCCTCCTGATATTGACCCATCAAAGACGGCCAAAGCCGTGAGGGAATATATGAGCGTTGGAGGACTTTCAGGCAAGCGCATGGCGCGCAATCTTAATGGCTCCAGCTTTGACATGAATGTTGAGCAGCTTGCAAGGGAATTTGGCTCCAAGCCTCCTCCTCCATGGATCAAGAATCCGGAGGAGGCTCGAGCTGAGGAGACAAGGGAAGTTGTGCAGGATATGAAAGATGAGGAGGATAGTTAAATGGCAGATCCAGCGGTTGTACCATGTCCGGCAGATGAGTGGACCAAAGTGGCTACAAATGTTGTCCAGGGCCTTGTGACAAGGCTCAACAGCTCTCCCAGCGTTTACAAGCAGACATACAGGGACACAGGGGGAGCAGCGCCAACAGTTTTGGGAATTGATGCAATCCCCATTTTTGCAGAGGGCATCAGCGTGCCAATTTCAGCCACTGCAGGTATTGATGTGTATATCTATCCTGTTGGCGCTGCCGGCTCAGTCAGAGTGGATGTGTAATATGGAGCAGGTAGGGCCAGGGACCTTTATACCCGGACCCCATGAAGTGCCAGCCAGCATCAATGTGATTGTTGGAACTCCTACAGGCTCAGTATCTGATATACAGACCTGGCGAGACGGCAATACATTGGATATCCTTGAGGCTGCCGCAACTCCCGGCCAGAATGTAGAGATCACTTTTACCAATATCAAGGCATTCAGGCGCGTGGCAATTGGGATGTATTATTCAGGATCGGTTGCTCACTGGATAGAAGTGCAGCTATGGGATAACATAGCTGCCTCCTGGAAAACCTTACGCACAATTTTGACAGGCCTGGGCCTTGATTATAAATATTCTGATCTCCCTGTCCGGTCAGATGATTTTGTCAATGGATCTGGAGAGGTCAAAATGAGGCTCTATCATCCTGCAATGGGCAATGCCGCGCATAATTCATTTATTGATTATGCGGCTTTAATAAGATAACAGGAGGTTAATAATATGGCCGATGCAACTGACATGAAAGCACTTGAGAATTACCAGCAGAAAGTAGGCTCACAGAACGATAAGGCAAACCGTCGTATCGAGTTTGCTGATAATATTCGTGAGCTTGAAAATCAAAACAGAGAAATTGTTTTGGCTATCAAGGCTGATTATATCAAGACACCCGACAAGGTGACAGATGAAGAAGCGGGGCTGAACTTCAAGGACTCCGATTCTTTGTCAGCAATGGTTATTGTGGAAAAGCAAATTCTTGCGGCAGTAAAGGAGTATGAAGATTCAATGACAAGAATACTTGATCTACTTCCGGCAAACAATAGATAACAGATGGCCGGAGAAAATTTATTAAAGAAAGCCGCTGATTGGGATTCTCTGGCAACCGGACTTGAGGCTGTTGATGGTGCTATCCGTTTGCAAGTTGGGAAAGGAGTGGCTTGGGGTGCTGTAATTGAGGACACTGTACCCTCTAGTGCTTCACCTGCTTGGTCTGATTTTGTCTCGGGTGGTGGTTCGATCTCTGTTATTAATGGAGAAATATTATTTAATTCACCTTCTAGCGGTCAAACGGCCTTTAGTAATTTACCCAGAGCAACGTGGCCCGGAAATCCATCTGGATATATTTTCGCTACGGGCTTGACAATTTATATGAAGCGCGTGGGCTTAAATCCTACTACAAATGCGGGGCTTGAGATTGATGATGGTGCAAAAAGATTAACCATAACACAGGTTGCAAATGGTTGGAATACCGTTTCACCATCTGTTTCAGATGATTCTAATCATGATGAATTCCTTTTCTCTTTTATTGCAGATAAAGTCACGATGTTTTCTCGTTTTTCAGGTGGTGATGGGTTATGGGTTTTGCAGATAAATGACCAACCTATGGCTGCTGGTGGCAATGAAAGAATATTAATTGGTGATACTAGTGGCGCTTCATCTCCTGTGCAACGGGCTTTAATGGATTTCTTTAGAGCGCGGACTGGCGCGGCTGTTACTCCATTTTTAAACACAAGCCCTGTGTCTACAATGGGCGCGGTTGCGCTTCCCCAAGGATTTATTATAAACGGGCTTGGTGATTTCAGAACAAGTATAACAGGAAGCGGTACGTTAAAGGCTGCTTACAATATCAATGATGCCGGATGGTCTGGACTATTCGATGATATAGAGGCATTAAATGCCTTCCTGCTTGCAAATCCAATAACAATAACTGATGCAGTAAATTCAGTTGATCTACGAATGACTCATGGTTCCAATGGGCTGGAGCAAGTGCAGTTCTGGCCAGGAGAGGGGCCGAATCTTACGAGTGCAATTGTGTGTGACTTCCCTAATGAATCTGATGTCAGATTGAATGTGGATTATGATAGTGGCAACCTTACGGGCTCTGCAGCGATACCTGGGCCAAGTGATGTGCGCGATGGCGTGGCCGTGGACGACACAACCGGCTCTGCCGCTATACCAGGTGAAAATGATGTTCGGGAAGGCGTGGCCGTGGACGACACAACAGGGACGTATGAGCCGGCAGATGAGGAGAATGTGCGCCTCAATGTGCAATATGGCGCAAACAGCACAGAGTTTACTGGCGAACTTGATCCGGTTACATTAGCATTGCCGCTTGAGATCATAGAAATAGAGGGACTGGAGGTAATAAAGTTATGAGCCTTGGAAAGCTGGTACTTGTCACAGGAGATACGGTTACACTTCAATATCAATTGGTCTCAGCTGAGACTGGTTTCCCAATTGATATAACAGGCAATACATTCATATTTGCCGCCAAGCTGAATCCGTCTGAGGCAACATTTATAATTGATCCTATTGCCGGATCTATAGATGATGCAGCCAGTGGGAAATTCTCATTTGAGGTCCTGGTCCCTGATGATCCAGATGATGGAGTCTATGAGATAGAAATGACGGTCCCTGGGCCAAAGATAACAACGCTGACTCCAGGGGGAGGCCTGCCAATTTCAATCAGTCAGGAGATAATAACCTGATGGAGCAGGTAGGCAATGGAGAAAAGCTCACATACTTTGGCAGGTTGCTTGTTACGGGTACTCAGTCAATCCCTAATGTTCTGACATGCATTGATGTAACAAGCTTTAATCTCCTTGCTTTTACTCCCACTCCTGATGGCCTCTTTGATTATGATGCTCCATCAGGAGTATTCACATTCAAAGTGAGGGGGATCCTTGATATATCCGCAACATTAAATATAGATACATCTGCAGGTGTGACAGAGGTTGAAATAATTACTGAGTATGATTCAGGATCAGGATGGCAGAAACGAAACGCAAGGACAGCTGAGCTGCCGGTCATAGGTCAGAAACAGACAACGCTTGAGGGAACATTGGAACAAGTAGACCTTGATCATAAACTGAGATTCTTTGTCAGATCTCCGGATGCCAGCGCAAGCTTTAAAACTCAGGTGCTGGGGGATGGCTCAGTTGTGCCGGCAGCCCTTGTGCATTTCAAGCTGTTTACCAGATGATTAATATACTTTTTATACTTTTTAATATAAATATTGACTTTTATATAAAAATCAATTAAACTCATGGAGGATGAGCGTGGACAATAACATATGGGCAGCTGATAAAAGCTTTATAATCAACTATCTGGAGACATTGGCAAATGCCTCCTTTAATGATAAGCAGACCTCTCTTTTTGGCCTTGAGGAGTCTGAGGAGGATCCTAATCCAAGCATCCTTTCAATTGAAGGAAATACGGCCTTAATTAAAATACAGGGAATCCTAACCAAGGATCCCCTCCCGGCTATTGCCAGATTCTTTGGTTTCACAGGCACTACATTTGACCAGATCCTTGAGGCCGCTGCCCAAGTCCTGCAGGACGGACGCATTGAGAATGTCCGTTTAATAATGAATACTCCCGGAGGAGAGGCCGCTGGCACTGATGAGGCTAGTCAGGCAATTGCAGAGCTTGCAAAAAAGAAACACGTTGTTGCTGAAAACCATGCACTCATTGCATCAGGTGGATACTGGATAGCCTCCCAGGCCGGCCAGATAGTTTCCATATCTCCGGCAAACATGACCGGCTCCATAGGAGTCATTGTGACTGGCTGGGATTTTTCAAAGGCACATGAAAAAATGGGAGTCAAGAGGGTGATCATCCTCTCAAAGAACGCTCCACAAAAAGGAGGCACTCAGACTCCTGCCGGCAGGGCTGGAATTCAGGACACTGTTGACGCTCTCGAGCGCGTCTTTATACAAAGGATATCCGAGGGCAGAGGGATCCCCGCGGAGCAGATAGAAAAGACATTTGGCCGCGGGGGAGTTCTGGTTGCTCAGGACCCTGATGAGGACCAGCATGATGCTCTTTCCGTGGGGATGATAGATTCTGTTGTTGTGGCTCTTGGAAAAACCGTTACTCCAGAGGGGAACGCTTCAAGCAATATTATAAATGATAATGGCTCTGCAGTTGCGGAGCCAATTGAGATAACCAATAACTCCGCAATAGCGGACAACTCACTAATGGAGGCAAATATGGAGCTTAAAGATGTAAAGCTTTCAGAACTTTTGGCAAGCAGCCCTGATGCCAAAAAGGAGCATGATGCCGCTCTTGCAACCGCAAAAGCGGAAGGGGTTACAGAGGGAACGGAGCAGGGAGCCAAGCAGGCAGAGGAAGCCATTACGACCAGGATCACAGGATGCACTCCTTTCCTGACCTCCGACAAGTATCCCCAGCCCATTCAGGATCTTGCCGTCAAGGTACTCAATGGGGAGTCTGATGTTGCGGCGCTCACGAGCGCAGCCTCTGCCCATGACGCAACGGTTGAGGCAGCGGCATCAGCGGCTGCTGCAGGAGAATCAAAAAAGCAGCCAGAGACCGTCCAGGATGATGGCCAGCAGGTATCAACAGACGGCCATATCCGCAGTGAGGATGATTTTGCCCTTGCTGTGAAGCAGGCCAGAGGGGAGGAATAAATCATGCCGGTACAGTCAGAGAGAGATAGTTCCAATGTCCCATTTATCCTGTCAGGCATCAGCTTTGTCAGTGAGGCTGAGACGCTCCTGCAGGACGCTGGGCGCGCAACTCCTCTTGTCTATGGCACGCTCATGGCCAAGGTGGCTGCTTCGCAAAAGTGGGTTCCTTTCATAGATGAGACAGAAACGGACGGCGCAGCCATTCCCCAGGGGATATATCTGGGCGCGGATATTACAGCCGCGGAGCTTGTTGCCGGAGACGTTGTTGACAGGCCCATCCTTGAAGGTGGGAGCCTGACCATTGACGTGCAGCAGCTTGTGATAGAAAACAGCAAGCTGCTCACAACCGTGATCACGGTTGGAACAACGGACCTACGGACAGTGAGAGATCATCTCATGGCTAAAGGGATATTCACGGAGACCACTGTGGATATAACCGAATTCGAGAACTAAGGAGGCTATAGAAAATGGGAAGCATATCAGCAGGACTTTCGCCCATAGCAATGGATCCCTTTGCCAGGTTCATGGTTGCGGCCTTTAAGGAGGAGGAGATCATTGGAGTGCCATCCGGTTTCCAATCCTTCTTTGGCAACCCTGCCGGCTTTGGGCTTACTCATTTCAGCCCGGATGCTAATCTGGTTGACATTGACATCCAGCGGGGCAATGAGAAGCTTGCGGCGCTCATCCCCCGCGGCACTGTCTCAAGGCCCCTTGGCTCCACACAGAAAAACCAGAGGGCTGAGAAGTTCACGAGCTTTTCAAGGAAATACCCTCTGTCTGAGGAGGAGGGAGACATATCAGCTGACCAGCTGATAAACAGGATTGCCGGAGAGAATCCCTATGCTGGCGCAACCAGGGAGTCAAGGCTCCGGGTATTGGCTCTCCTGCAGCACAAGGAGAGTATCAGGCGCTCTGTGAGGATGTTTGAAGTCCTTGCCGCGCAGTCAATCCTCACAGGCAAGATGGATGCCATCATTGGCACAACGGACACAAACCTGCAGTATGATTTCAAGAGGCGTGCCACACACAATGATACGGTTTCCAATCCCTGGGACGGCGGCTCTGCGGACATACAGGGAGACCTGACCAGCGCCTGTGATCTCATCAGGGCAGACGGCCACTCCATGCCTGACGGCCTTTTCCTGGGCAAGTCAGCCATTGGGGCCATCATCAATGACACTGACATGAAGGCCAAGGCGGACAACAGGCGCTATGAGCTCATACAGGTCAGCACAAATAACCCTGTCCCTGACAAGTATGCGCGCTTTGTGGAATCCGGTTGGATCCCCCGCGGCCTGTTGCGCCTGGATAGTGGCTATGAACTCTGGATGTTCTGCTATCTGGACGTTTTCACGGACAGCGCCGGAGATCCTCAGCCTTACATGCCTATTGACGAGGCCATTGTGATGTCTGTCAACAGCCGGTTTGACAGATACTTTGGTCCTCCGGAGCTTCTACCTCCCACAGCGGCAAAGAGGGCCATGTATTCAGAGCTCTTTGGCTTTGACCCTGCAATGCCCAGCGTGCCTGCAAACATCAAGGGGACCGGCTCAATAGTCATGGGGGAGATGTTCTATGGAGACGCTTATATTGGGAGCCAGGGCAAGAATGTGACCATCCGCACACAGTCCGCTCCGATATTTGCGACAACGCAAACTGACAACATCGTCAAGCTTGACGGTCTGATCACTTAAAGGAGGGTAACTCTATGCAATGGATGCGCGAAGGACATACAATCAGAATTGCTGGAGAGACTTATGCCTTTGGGGATGAGATACCCTCAAGCAAGGTTGACAGCAAGACCTTAAAGAAGTGGAAAGAAAAGGGCTGGGTTGGCTCCGTGGCCAAGCCCGGAGTGATCTCCGGTAGGGACAAGTTGGAGGAGCAGATCTCCGATCTGTCCACGGCCAACAAAGTGATACAGGTTGAGCGTGATGAGCTCAAGGCCCAGGTCCATGAGCATGGCAAGGAGACGGATGATCTCAAAAAAGCCCATGCTGCCGAGATCAAAGGTATGCAGGCCGATATAAACAAGGCCGTTGACCTTGAGAGAAAGATGGCTGAGATAGTGGAGGCCCGGAGCAAGGAGCTTGATGAGAAAAATCAGCTCCTTGAGACCATCACAAAGCTCAAGACGGACCATGCAACCGAGCTGGAGACACTCAAAAAGGCCCATGCTGTTGAGGTCAAAGAGCTCAAGGAGAAAAAGAAATAATGACCAAGACTCCTGACAACAAAGCGCTCAAGGCTAATGTCACGGTATATGAGGGAGCCAGGAGATTCAAACCTGGCTCCCTGGAGTCTACTCTGCCCGAGAGATTCAAAGACAAGGACCATGACAAGCTGAGAGAAAAGATACTCCAGAAAGCTCCCTCCTCACACACACCCGCTGAGCCAGGGACCACAGAGACCACAAGCTCCCAGCCTACAGGTAGCAAGGCTGGGAGCAACGTCTCTGCCGATAAGGGCAGCGGATAGCATGGCTCTTAATCTGAGGGAGCGGTCAGAGCAAGATCTCAAGTTTTCATTGGAGGGTGAGTGGGCTCTCCCTGTTGTTTTGATAGATCCGGACGGCAACAAGCTGGATACCAATCAGAACACAGGAGAGCCCCTCACAGGCCAGGTGCTTTATGACAGCGTGAAGGACAACCCCCAGACCGGAGCTCCTGTAGTAACCAATAAACCTGTTGTGACATTGAGACGCTCGAGCCTTTCACGGACCCCGGAAGCAGGAGAGAAATGGTTTGTGCAGATCCCTGTTGATCCATCAACAACAGCCACTCTTGAGAGTTTCCAGCTTGATAAGGAAAGGCCTCCAGAGGGAGGCCGGTCCATCGGTTTCATACGAATATACTTGAGGAGAGTCAAGCAATCATAATGGCCACTGATTTTATGAACATAATGCAGTTTCAGAATGTCAGGGACAGTATCATCAATAATGTCCTTGGCCCTGCTGAAAAAGGCAGATACCGGACAGTAGGAGCCCAAAGGCAAGCCAAGGCCGCTGAGGAGATCCTTGGCTATAAAAGAGAGATAATAACCTATTACCATTCAGGGGATATCCCCAAAGGTGCTGGAAGTAATGCAGGACAGGCCCAGCATGATTGCTCTTTCAGGATAGAGCTTGCTGTGGCCATGGAGAATGAGGCCAATCTGGCTGTTATTAATGATCCCTCATCCACTATTGAGCAGGTAGGCGCGGCAATTCAGGCATCAGCTGATGCCTCTTTCCTTGCGGACAGATCAATGGATGAGCTAATTGCCATTGCATATCAGATCCTGATGGATCCCAAAAACTATGACCTTGGATTAAAGCCCGGATCTGTTGCCAACAGATGGGTTTCAGCTATACAGAAAGATGATGTTATCACTGAGGGAGAATATGTTGTCTTGACAGCCTCAATCCTGTTGACATGCAGAGTGGCTGAGGATGTTGTTGGAGATGCTGGAGTCTCTGGAGACTTCACAATTGATACTGTAATAGATCAGCCGGATGATGATGTTGAAAAGACAGGCATCACTACGGCCACAACATAAGAGGCTTGAGCCATGGCGTTGACATCTGATTCACTTGCAGCCGCTGCTACATCATCAGTAAAAAACGTGCAGTTCCAACCGGCAGCGCGCAAGGTGCCAAGAAAGATCCTCATCATAGCCACATATGACGCTTCAAAGACAACCATTGTGGATGAGGTAGCTGCCCAGATCCTCAGCCCGGAGGACGCTGGGAATACTTACGGATTTGGCTCCATGATCCACAGGCTCTCCGTGCAGTCTTTCCTTGGAGGCCAGGGCTTCCCCACTTTTGT